CACTGCGTAGAGTTTTTCCTCAATTTCATGCGCCATTTTCTATCTCCGATTCAAGAGTAGTTGTAGGCTTCCGCACAAGATCAAATTCAGGCATAGGCATGTATAGACCATTGAATACTTTGTAGGTACCAATAGAAGAAGGGTTCACATCAAAGAAAAATCCATACTCCTTCCCATCAGACATTAAGATGGCGATAGCATTATCTTGGCCTTTGAGATCTGGGTATCGCCAAGGATTTCCCGCACGAGTTTGGTGGGTTCCAGGGGTTGGAAGTTGTTGATTAGTCATAATAATTCTCCGTCTCTTTGAGTACCTTAGCGCTAAACCACTCATAGAGAGTGTTTGCCAATGATGATTGCTTGGAAGTGTACATAACCTCCTCTCCAGAAGCAAACCACCAAATGGTGAAAAATGCGCCCCAAAGGTTGTCGCTCATTTTAACTACTCCTCTTAAAAAGGTGGCGATCCGCTGACTAAGCTGCAGGCTGAGATATTACGGGCTACCACCCTTACCAATCCCCGAAGTTGTCCCAGATAAAGGAATCGTCATAGTCATAATCGTCGGCAGTGCTGTAGTTGCCCCGTCTTTTCTTCTGTCGTTGCTGGCCTTCCTCCTCGTCGTAGCTACTATCAAGCCTATTTCTGATCCATTCGTTTTCAATTTCGGTAAAGTTAATGTCGGGCATTTATCTATCTCCTGTATAAAGGGTGGCGATCCACTGGCTGACCGATTTCCCCACGCTACCCACTATGTACCTGAGACATAGTGGACGTATCGGTCTAGGTCGTCTAGCAAGACGTCAGGTCGCCGCAGCCAGCTTCACGCCATAAGTTTACTTATTTCATTAATGCCACATCAGCAAGAAAGCCAATGTCATCAGCAAAGTCAAATTCACCTACTTCCATAGCCACTCGACATATAAGTAAAAGCATATCGACAAAGCAATTTTGGAACGCAATATCACCATCATCAAATTGTGCCCAATTTCTAGCCACATAAAGATCAATCAACTTTTCTGTAGTAGATAAATCCATATCAGGACTCCATCTCGATGTAAAGGGATGCGATCCACTGGCTGGCCCGTAGCCCTTAGCGACCTATCCATCTGCTACGGGAGCAGGTCGTCCAACGCAGCCAGCTTCACGCCATAAAACATTTAATGTACAGCTTCAGAAGATTGGTACACTTCATCAAGTACCATATCAAGGGCTGCAATAATACTCGTTTTATGTCCCTCCTGGTCCATAGTTTGCAGAGAAGGCAACAAGGAAATAACTTGTGCTGCCAGATAGGTATCAGGCCAGCCACGCACACCTTCATCTACATTCTGTTGGACGGCAAGCATTGTTAACATCAGTTCTTTTTTATCTTCATCCAGAGTTTTATGAAATTCCTCAATGTAATGAAAAACTTCAAGAGAATCATGTTTGACACTTTCAACAAATTCAGTGTCAATCTCAACGTTATGATCCTTTACATAAGAATCCAGTAGTTCCAGAAAACGACGTTGTTCTGCTACAATATTGTTGATATTATCAGGATTTACCTGACAACGAAGTACCCACGGTGAAGCCAGTCCGTAAAGTTCTTCGATAGAAGCTGCGGGCGGATTGCTACTCAGGATATTCTCCACTTCGTTGTTAAATCGAGAAGTGACCTTCTTGACTACTTCCGACAGATTTTCGGATTCGTTGATAATTTCCTTGAAATTCACAAGGCAAGTTTTCAAATCTTCTCGTGCTTGGATTTTATTTTCAATTTCCCGAATGTCGATGTTTTCAACAGTCATCATGTTTTCCTCTCTTTGGTTTGGATTTAATGACAGTGCTCTTGATGCACAGTGAGTAAGATATGTCCCGACGCAAAAAGTTCAACCCGCCCCTGAGATTTTTGATACCACATTTTGTGTGGGTACCGTGTAGGTTAAACTGTGTTTTTATTTACCCGTATTTCTCTGTATATGTATTATATTATATATATAATATAATATTAAATATAATATATAATATTAATTATTATTATTAATATATTTATATAATATATTATATATATCTAATCTGTTTAGTTCCTTTGGGTCAATTCCGGGGCAATCTAGGACAATCTGTACGGGTATTCCCAACTCATCCCGTACTTTCCTTGCGGCCTTTCTCTGTTGCTTCCGCACTTCCGGGTTATCATTGTCGAACCACACCAAACACATTTCCGGCTTTTTGTCAAGCAAAAATTTTACTGTTTCTCCCTTGACACCGACAGTTAATTGTGCTAAGGCACACACTGGTAAATTTCTGTCAAGGGCAGTTTCAGCTACAACTATGCTTGATAAAATGTCTTCAGTCAAAATACAAAGACGCGGGTTATTTAATTCTCCGGCTTTGAATACAGTTTGTTTTTCTTTCAAGTTTGATAAATAACGCTTGGGATTGTTCATCCTGTAAATACATCCATCGATATCATTTACTGGTAGTTTTAACATGCCTTGCTTGGGCAAGTACTCAATTCCGTACTTGTTAATTTCCTGTTGATTGAGCATGCGGGTAAAGGCCACCATGTCTCCAGGCCACAAGGTCCGGTCACTGATACCCTGTACGGAACAATCAGGTAAGTTATTGATTTTCTTAGATTTTTCCCTCTGCTTGACAAGTGGGGAAAATTCTGCTAAGGGGATAAATGCCCTCTCATGACACCTGTGACAATACGCAAACCATCCTTTTTCTTCTCTGGTAATCTGCAACGACGGGCGGCTTTCTTTGTGACATTCATGCGGCCAATAAACAGAACGGCCCACTTCCATATGGGCCAGTTTTTGCCTGATTTCTTTTTTATTAATCATCCAATGTTCCCCATTGTTCCGCCATAGCTAAAGCTATTCCCAAATATGTTTTTGAACGGTCACGTTTACGTGTTGGACTTGGTCCCATTTTCCAAACACGTTGTTCCCTACCTTCAACTATATTTGTAGGCTTTAATTTTGGTACGTTATGCAGATATAATCCTGTCTTTTTTGTTTCACCGTGACCAAACTGCCACGGTTGAATATATTGTAATTCCCCGTCATGTAAATGTTGAAAAATTACAGACACAGGATTTTCCAGTACAACATGATCAGATTTTTGCAAAGCTAAATCCCATAATGATTTTGTCCATTCTATAGCTTTTAGTCTTTTGTTATGATAGGTCATTCCTTCTCCATACCACCTGTTACCGCTAACAGCCAGGGCAGTACAATCAGGATGCAAAATAATTAAATCCCATTTCCCGTTATTTTCCAATGTTTCTATAATATCACCTTGTATATGCCAGTCCGGATTTCCTCTTGTCGGCAACAAATCACAAGAATATGCCTCGTGCCCTTTTAACCTGAAGGCATTAGTGACTGTGCCGGATTCCTCACAGCCTATTAAAATTTTCATTTAGTAATCCTCCAATTCAATTCCTTCACTGTCCAACCAATCATTGAAACCTACGCGATAAGCTACTGGATCGGTTTCTTTCAGTGTTTGTGACGTTGGGTAGTAAATCCCTGCAATGTTTACGTCGCCGTAAACTTCATCCAGAAAATCATCATACAGTTTTTTAGCTTCATACTCGTACATGATAATCACCTCTCTTTTGTTTTATGGGTTTAATCAGCAGTATACCAACGTTTCAAGGTTACTTCTCTATCAGTAACCTGTACCAAGGTTGAATCATACGCTTGCGGCGGATAATCCGCAAAGTATTGCGCCTTGATTGTGTCCACGGTTTCGACCTTGGGGTTATATTGGAAAGTATCATAAATCCAAGGGCCTTCCTGTTTACGTTTTAACCATTTCATGATTATGTTCCTCCTGTGTTGTTTAGGGTTTCAAGGTGTTGGGTATGTCGTTCTGTTCAATCTTCAAGATTTGAGTGATAACGAAATACTCCGGCCCCGCTTTCCACATATTATTGGCAGGTTCATCAGTAAATTCCCCATTGCGGACATTAAAGATATGTCCCGTTTCCGGGACAATACCCAACATGGCCGCTAAAGGATGCGATTTAACAGCGACCAAATAATTTCCGTGTTTAGTATATTTTTCAATGTCTGAGAATGAGATAATTTTTTGTGGATTGTCCAAATCCAATTGGAAAACCTTCTTGTATTTGATATGTAATAGGTCCAATAGTTCATACTGTTGCATGTCTGACAATCCGTTTTTGGGAAAGTTTTTATCGACGTGCATTGTAGCGTTTACGGCACGGATCCAGGCCGTTTCTACTAATTTTTGTGGAGCATTATCAGGTAATACAGCCGACAAGGTACTAACTACAGGGCAAGGCATATCAATATGATATTTTTCACTCAAAGCATAAAATACTTGCGGATTCATGGTGTTGTTCCTTTCATATTGTTTCGGTTAGTTTGATGTGGCGTCCCTGCCGAATGTTCCATTGATTTTATTAATCAATGTCAAACAGTTCCTTGACTGCCCCATCTGCAAAGGCATGAGACAGCCATATGACAAGGAAAGATTGTACTCCGTGATTTGAATAGTCCAAAATGAGATACCACAATACGCCGAGTAATAATACTGTCAGATGGCGTTTGTAGTGATTTAAACGGGTTTTTATCTTGTTCATGGTACTGCCCTTTCTTTTTCATGTTTGGGTTACAAGGTCAGTTCCAAGGCAAAGGCCACAAGGGCACACAGCCCCGCCAAGGAACCGAACGGATCATGGTGGGTAATGCCGTCTAAAACCCATAAGACAGCAGATGCACCGATGAATATTGACACAATATCAATTCCTAGCATTTCCAATACCTCCCAATGTAGTAAGCATCGGTTTGCTTGTGGTCATCGTGGAACATGCTGCTAACTGCCTGAAGTTGTAACGCCCGGACAAAGAGCCGATAGACGCCGTGACGGCGAGCGTACATAGCAGCAGCATAAGATCCCCAATTATTGATGTTCTCTGCTGCCCGGATTGCGTGACAGGCTTCAACACTGTACTCATACATGGCTGTAACCCTCTTATGTTGGTTGCGGGTACTATAGTTTTAGACCAATGTGATGTAAGGTTCAAATGATATTTTTTAATACGTGGCCAGGCCTTGATAAATCGACGCTAATACCCCTTGGATAACCTTAGAAAAAATGTGCTACGATTACCCAATAGGGCAATTATTGAGTACAGGTGGTAGTGGTCACTAACCCCATAACCCGCATGAATACTGGCATTAGCATAATTTATGACAATCAGGGGGCATGATTTTGGCATACTTTACGCACGTTAGTGGTCACTAACTTATGCAAAGGCCATGCCAATCCATGTGCGCCCAATTGCAAATGAGAATGATTTGCATTAAGATTCCACCAGGAAGGGCTGACTATGAAAAAAGGCATAGGGGGCGGGGGGCATGCGGCCAATGTGCGGCCTGAGATAGCGGTCCAGCGAGAATTTTGGGAATTTTCAAAACTGGTAAATTTCCCTTAATCAGTGAATATTGTCACATAGGCTCTCAGAAGCTATATGAGAAGGTTTAAGAAGGGGTAATAGTAGGGTACTGGGTTTTGTACAAAGTCCTCTCAGACGGCTTCTCAGGAGGTCTGGTTGGGTATTTTGGAGGGAGTTTAGGGTTTAGGGTAAATCCAGGGATGGTTATTTATTATTTTATGGGTATTATTACTTTGGTAATATATTTTGTAAAAAATTTCATTTTTTGGTCAAAAATGGACATTTCGTGTGACATATATAGTAGAGGGTAATAAAAAATTTTTATTTGCGCTAGTTGCGCCTATAGGTTTCGTGGAATGATTAGCTGGTACGTCCTCAACCACGTTAAATAACAATCGGAAGCCAGTAACACTCAAATCCAGGCTCTGTCCGTGCCCACTGACAACCTGGCCCCGGGACATTAGGTCGTAGGGGGACGCTGAGTACCCTGTGTCGAGGATGATTAATCAGTTACCGGGCTGGAAAACTGGTAAATGTGATTAATCTAGACAGGACAATCATTGAAACAAGTCAAAATTATCTTGACGGCTCAATGGCGGTCCCGGGGGAAAAGGGGCTACTGCGCCTGAATGGAATATACACTGTAATAAAATCAAACACTTAAAGAATTATATGTCAAATCGTAAAAGAATTTATGGCAAACAGATCTTGTCCCGAGACGACGCCGAGAGTGAGCAACGGCAACTGGAAAAAAAGACCAAAAAGAAACCGGGCAAGAAGCTATCCAAGGCCAAAAGAGCAACCCTGTTGCGGGAAGCCTTGAGGCAAGGTTTTGAGGAAAAGCTACGAGAGGATTTTCTGGACGTAGTGGACGCGGTAGTTACAGCGGCCAAAGAAGGTAATATGAAGGCCGCACAGATGATTCTGGACCGTGTAGTACCCACTATTTCACATGAGTCACCAACTGACAAGAAGGGCATCCAGTCGGTAAATATCGTGATTGGCTCAGTGAATGGTTATGACGATCAACAACCAAAGGAACTGTCCATTTCACCTGCTGACGTGATTGATATGACTGATGAGTAACATAACCCTTGACATAAAACTGCATCCTGCGCAGTTGGAAGTATTTACTGATCCTCATCGGTTCCGTGTCCTGATGGCTGGCAGGCGCTTTGGGAAGACCGTACTAGCTAGGACTGAACTGATTACTGCTGTCTTGCAGGACTTTGATGACCAAGGCAGACCATTGAAACACACGGTTGTATGGTACGTAGCTCCATCGTACCCTGTAGCCAAGGAAATCATGTGGGAACCCTTGAAGGACCAGATGGCACCTGTAATCAGACGAGTCTCGGAAAAGGAGATGTGGATTGAGGCTATAAATGGCCGTCGTATCTACATCAAAGGTGCCGAGAAACCTGACAGTCTCCGTGGTCGTGGTGTCTCCATGATGGTCCTCGATGAAGTGGACAGTATGCGGGACAACCTGTGGGACGTAATTCTTCGCCCCACTTTGGCTGACGTACAAGGTAGAGCCTTGTTTATTGGTACGCCTGCCCCCGGCGGGGAACTTGCAAGATTCTACCAGTACGGAGAAGATCCTGAAATGCTGGACTGGAAAAGCTGGCATTTCTCCACGTTTGACAATCCGTTCATTGACAACAGTGAACTGGAAGACGCCAAACGTACAATGTCCAGTGCCGCGTATCAGCAGGAAATCATGGCTGATCCGAATGCAGTAGCAGGTTCAGCACTGGATCTGAGTCATTTGAAGTTCGCACCAAAATCTGTTGTTCCCGGCGTGAGACTTATTGCAGTGGACTTGGCCGGTTTTATGGACGAGAACACTGCCGCTCTTACTGCCAAAAAAGGTAATAAGAAGAAATTGAATACTGACGAAACAGCTATTGCCTTGGTGGAAGTGTCTCAGGAAGGCTGGTTTGTACACAAGATCATTCATGGTCGTTGGGGGGTACGGGAGACTGCACTGCGTATAATTCAGGCTGCACAATCATTCAAGCCTGTAGCTGTCGGAATCGAGCAAGGAGCTTTACGTAATGCAGTCTTGCCATATTTGAAGGACAATATGGTTAAACTTGGAGTGTTCCCTACATTGGTTGAACTCAAGCATGGTGGGACCAAGAAGACTGAACGAATTATTTGGGCACTTCAAGGCCGTTTGGAACATGACTCCATTGTTTTCAACAGTGAAGAAAATTGGGATGACTTCTTGAAACAGGCCAGGGCTTTTCCGCACCCATACATGCACGATGATTTGTTGGATGCCTTGGCGTACATTGATCAAATGGCCCCTGTAGCTCCAGTGGCCGCAGACAGATTCAGAACTAGCAACTTTACTCCGGTAGATGAATATGCAGGATACTAAAGACCTTACTTACAATTCAGAGCAAACAGACGCTCAGACAATTTCACCACAGCAATCCCTGATTAACTGGATTCTGTCCCGTGTACGCAGCTGGCAAGACGTGCGTGACCGGGAATTCAAGGAAGATTGGGAAAAGTTTTATTTGATGTGGCGTTGTCGTTTTGACAATAAGCTACGTTCTCGTGTTGAAGAGAGGTCCAAGATTGTATCTCCTGCATTGATGCAGGCTATTGACGACAACATTGCTGAAATTGAAGACAGCCTGTTTTCTACAGACAGCTTGATGGATCTGATTGATAATTACGGAGATCAGGACAACACGGACATTATGAAACTCCGTGAGCTTCTGCGGGAAGATATGGACAATCAGAACGTAGAAGATGCCTTGAAGGAAATCATTACCTCTATGGTAATTTATGGAACAGGGATTGGTAAAGTTGTACTTGAGGAACAAAAGTACTATGAAATGCAGGTTGTAAACAATGTTCCTCAAACTATTCAGGATTCCAAGTTTGTAGTAAAGGTAATTCCAATTCACCCTGAAGAATTTGTTATTGATCCTGCTGCACGTTCTATTGATGATGCTCTTGGTATGGCTCATGTAACCATTGTACCAAAGCACTCAGTAGAGACCAAAATGAGAGAAGGCGTGTACGCCAATATGGACATTGGTGGTATGTCTCAAGGGTATCCTACTCCTGAATTGTACAAACAACCACAGGAAGGGGATAATCCGGTAAATTATGAGGACCAAACCAAGATCATTGAATATCATGGTCTTATTCCAAAGAAACTTTTGTACAACGCACAGTTCGGTACTGATGTAACTGAAATCAGTGACCTTCTGGCAGAAGGCGAATCAGAACGTCTTGCAGACGTATTTGACGAAGGCCCGGAAGAAATGGTTGAAGCAATTATTACTATTGCTAATGACCAGTATCTACTCCGGGCTGTAGAAAATGAATTTATGATGAAGGACCGCTGCTTCATTGCAGCAGTTTATGAAAAGATTCCCAATCGGTTTTGGGGACGCGGCATTGGGGAAAAGGGTATTAATGTAGCCCGCGCCATTGACGCAGAACTTCGCGCTCGCATTGATAGCATGGCACTTAGTCTGTCTCCCATGCTTGGTATCAATGCAGCAGCACTCCCGCCGGGAGCACCAGTCCCGAAGGTGGCACCGGGAGAAAGTCTGCTCTTCAATGGTGATCCTAGCGTGGCACTCAAGGAAATCCGGCTCTCCTCTGTCGGCCCCGAGTCTTTTAATCAAACGTCTGAGCTTCGTCAGATGTTACAGCAAGCTACTGGCACACTGGATATGACTCGTCCAGAAGGGTACGCAGGTGAGAAGACTGGTGTTATTAATGCTGCTCTTATGCAACCTGCAAAACGAGCCAGTCGTGTTGTACACAATGTAGAGAACATGCTTATTAAACCTCTTGTGTACAAATTGGCATGGCGTTATATTCAGTTTGATCCCATGCGGTATCCTGCTACGGATGTAACTTTTAGAGTCAAAACCCGTCGTTCGGCCTTGTCTCGCCAAATGCAGGCACAGGAGTACTCAAATCTTCTGTCTACTGTTCCACAGGACAGTCCTGCTTATTATATTCTATTGAAAGGGATTTTTGAGAATAGTTCTATTCCTGATCGTGAGCAGGTTATCGCTATTATTGAGCAAATGATGCAGATGCAGCTTCAGGCTCAAATGCAGCAGCAACAAGCTGATCCTGTTATCATGGCACAACTTGAAAAGATTGCTGCTGAGATTGAAGCAATTAAAACTGATAATAACCTTAAACTTGCCAAGTTCCAGGTTGAAACTGCTCTCAAGGAAGAAGATCTTGCAATCAAGCGTGAAAAGATTGTGCTTGATAGTAAACTGGAAGCTGCAAATATTGAGCAGGACGCTATGACCACTCAGGCGCAACTTGCAATGCAAGCAGACGAAATGCAATTTAACCGTCTCAAGGAACTGCAAGCTATGGTAGAACAAACTGCCAAGAAACTTGAACAACAATCTAATGTTGTATCCAAGAAAATCAGGATTATTGAAGATGACATGGGTAATCCGATTGGTGGTGAAGTAGAAGAATATGACTCTAATGGTAATCTTGTTGGTACAAAGAAAATTGATTTAACTGATTTGGAGAAATAAATTATGGCTGTAGCATATAGTACAACTGTTCGTAATAATCGCCTTACTCAAATTGCAAATGCTGTTGATGGTGGTACTGGTGCGGGTATCTTGACCATTTATGATGGTACTCGTCCTGCTACTGGCGGAACTGCAACTAATGCTTTGTCTCAGCACACTATGTCTGATCCGGCCTTTGGTACTCCTTCTAGTGGTTCCATGACCGCTAATGCGATTGGTAGTGCCACTGCTTCCGCTACTGGTACTGCTACTTGGGCACGTATTACCGATAGTGCCGGTACTTTTGTATGTGATATGGATGTAGGTGCTACTGGTTCTGGTGCGGAACTTGAGCTTGATAGTACCAGCATTACTTCTGGGCAAACTGTGAACATCAATAGTCTGGTTATTAATGAAGGTAACGCATAATGCTTAAAAAATATTTGTGGAATATTCTGATTTCTATTGATCAGTTTATAAATACCTTGTTCGGAGGTGACCCGGACGAAACCATTAGTTCTCGTCTTGGTAAAATGTACAAGAAATCGACATTTGCTTATATTGTGTGTAAATTCTTGTCTTTTTTCGACAAGAGACATTGTGAAAAAGCTATTGAAGCAGATGAAGGTAAAGATTCGGTGGTCAAATAATGGCTTGGTACGCAGTATACAATACTTCTGATAATTCCCTTGTAAGTATCGGGCAAGTAGTCGCTTCTGATACAGAGCTATCCGCCAAAGGGTATGCTTCTGCTGGGCCTTTTGATTTTGATCCTCGTCAGCCGGGCTATCAGTGGAACCCATCAACGCTTACATTTGATGTTGTACCGATCCCTCGTTCACCGATTTCGGTGCAAGCATTCTTCGACCGTTTTACTGACGCAGAACTCGGCGCGATCATCAATGCGCGGGACAACTCAACAGATCCGAATGTGCAAATCACGCTTAAGGGCTTCTTTGAGCGGTTGTATGCTGCGAACGAAGTGAATCTCGATTCACAACGAATCATAAATGGACTTGATTATCTCGTTGCTCAAGGGCTCCTTGATTCTACACGACCATCGGAGATCCGGGCATGAGTCATCTGTCACTATTGCATACTCCTAGTGCTATTTTGGAGGATGGTACAGATACTACAACCTCTGCTGCTGTTACTGTTAATACAGGAGCAAGTTCTTGGGGCAGTTGGACTGAACTTGTTCCTAGTACAGCAACACATACGAATAAATTACAGCTTCGTTTTTGGCCTTATGCTTTATATGATAATGATACCAATGCTACAAAATGGAGTTATGTACAAATTGGTATTGGCGCAGCAGGTTCAGAAGTAGTTATTCTGGATAAAATTTCTATTCAAGGTTATATGGGATTTCAAACTTATGTTTTTGATGTTGATATTCCTAAAGGATCTAGAGTAGTAATTCGTATTGCTAGTGCCAGTGCACAAGCATATAAAGCATCTGTTCTTTTGTGGAATCAACGTAGTAGTAAACCTGTCCACATTATAGACTCATCTTATACAGAAGCAGGTAGTTCTCCGGCCAATGCCCCTTCTCAAAATCTGGCAACACCAACTGCTGATAATACTTGGACAAGTTGGACAGAGCTTGTAGCTTCTGCTAGTGAAGATGCCACAGAGATTATGTTAATGATAAATTCTTATAATAGAACTGGTGGGGAAGGGGAGGAAAATTTGCTGTTCCAATTAGGCAAGGGTGCTGCTGGATCTGAGGTTGCTGTGGATTCTTCTACCTTTCCACATTTTATGGCTAGTTATTCAGATTATGTTTTTGCTTACAAAACAGTAATACCTTTCAAAGTTACAGCAGGAGAGCGTATTGTAATTCGTTGGCAAGATGATAATTGGACAGCACATACTGCATATGATATGCGTTGTATGTTTATGTTGTTTGGAGATTAACTTATGGCTGTTGTAGCAAGCGGGACAATTACACCAACAACTGTTGGTACTGAAGAACAAATTACTAGTCAGACTAATGCTGGTTATTACCATGCTGTTATTGACATTTCAAATCTGGCAAGTGGAGAACAAGTAGAAGTCACTATCCGTAAAAAAGTACTTTCTACTGATAGTATTGCAGTTGGTTCTGTTGCTGGTACCGTATTCAAAGATACGTTTGATTATGATGACGCACAAACTATTCCTGTACGTGAACTTCCGCCGATCCACTCAGAACATGAATATTTGTTATCTATAAATCAATTAAACGGTACTGCCAGATCCTTTAAGTATAGTGTAGATACACCTTAATGTATTATTGGCTTATAATCCCTCCTGCTGTCACATCTACCAGTGGTAGCGGAGCAATAAATGGTTCAGGAACCATTACAAACCAGAATGATACTATCACTTCCAGTGGTACTGTAATTGTTTCTGGTACTAGTAATATAAATAATGCCAATGATGCAATTACTGCTAATGGTGCGGTAATAATTAATGCTGATGGGAGTGTCACCAATGCAGGTGATACTATCACAACAATCGGTTCAGTAGAAGTTACTGGTACTTCCAGCATTGATAATAATAATGATACTATAACTGCTAGTGGTACTGTTCAAAGTGGTTATATTGGAAATGCCACTATCAATAATGCAGACGATACTGCATCTGGTTCTGGAACAGTTATAATCTCTGGTCAAGGAACTGTTAATGAATCTTCTGATTGGATTGACGGTTCTGGTACTGTTCCAAGAACTAATGTTGTTGGTGGCAGAAGCGTACAAAGAAAAAAGAAAACAGAAGCGGAGCTTAGAAAAGAATTTATACAACGATACCCGACTCTGGCCCCTCTTGTCACTGCTACCAAAGCAGACATACTTAAAGTAGAAAAAGCAGTAGAAAAACAGCAACCTGTTTCTGATAGTGCCCTTTATCATGCTCTTACCAGAGAAATTGATCTCTATCTTAAAGCAATAAAATTTCTTAAGCAGCAACAGCTAGTAAAAGCAAGGGCAAAGAAACGGCTCTTGGAAAAACTTGAAGAAGCAAAACAAATACAACAAAAAGTACAAAAACAACAACAAATCAAACGTCGCAAAGCAATTCTTATGATATTGGAGGCAGCATAACATGGGTGAAAATGAGCAACTTGTAGAGGATCTTCTGGAACTTACTGCACATCCTAAATGGGAAGTATTTGTAGAACAAGCCACGTTACGAATGGAACAAATCAAAGAGACTGCTCTTTTTGTAGAATCCTTTGAAGAACTTAAACAACTTCGTGGTGAATATGAAACTCTGGCTCGTCTTGCTAATACACGAGAAGTAATGAAACAAATCCGTGATAATTATAATGAGGAGCAGGAATATGAAGGTCTTTGACAAGGAATGCCCAAACGGGCATGTAAATGAATATTTTGTTCATGACAAAGATGAACAAGTATTGTGTAAACAATGCGGCGAAGTCTGTACAAAGACTCTCCTAACCGCAACCAACTTTTCATTGGATGGAACCGATTACGCCTTCCCCACAGCCGCGATGAAGTGGGACAAGAGGCACAGCCTGGAAGCTGTACAAAAGAAAAAACAGCGGCAGCAAGAAGTATAACCAGATAAGCCATAAAGGCTCTGGTTTGTATTAACCACACCACAATCCCTAGGAGGACGGTAACATGACGATTGAAAACGAAGCCAAAGTAGATGATCTGATCTATAATCCTGATAATCAACCTATTAAATTCGACGAGGAACAAACAGGAGAAGAACAACAGAATACTGAAGCAGAAAATAATGTTTCTGATAATGATTCTGTTGAGAACAACGAGACTAATCAGGAACATGAAATTGAAATTCCTGAAAAATTTAAAAACAAGTCTCTAGAAGACGTAATTAAATCCTATGTTGAACTCGAAAAAGAATTTGGCAGGAAGAATCAGGAAGTTGGTGAACTTCGTAAACTCACTGATCAGATTCTTCAACAGTCTTTGGCTGAAAATCAATCTGTCAATTCTTCTGCTCTCAGCCAAAATGATGAGCTTGATGATTTTGATCTGTTGGACAATCCGATTGAAGCAGTTGAAAAACTGGTTGAACGGAATCCGAAACTTCAACAGATTGAACAGGAACTTCGGCTGACTAAAGCAGAACTGGCGCAGAAACGGTTGAATGAACTGCATCCTGATTATCAACAGATTATTCAGGACGCAAGTTTTCAGCGATGGGTATTTGAATCCCCTGTCCGCAAACAACTGTTCCTGCAAGCGGATCGTGAATACGACTTTGAAGCTGCAAATGAGCTTCTGAACTGGTATAAATCTTCCAAGAAGATCGCCACTGAAACTCGCAAAACCGAGGCTGAAAAAGTCTCCAAGAAAGTCACAACCGAGTCCAAAGGGACCGGCGGCACGGAGAATAACAAGCCTGTCTTTAGTCGTAAGGAACTGATCCGCCTCCGTGTGGAAGATCCTGCCCGTTATCGTGAGCTTGAACCTATGATCATGGAGGCTTACGCTGAGGGGCGTGTGCGTTAAACAAACCAAGCTAATAGGAGGTAATTAACAATGGCTCTTGGTACTAATCACGTAACCGCGACTCGTGCGGCTACCTTCATCCCTAGCCTGTAATTTGGGGATGTAAAACCTGTTCTGAAAAACTGGAAGCGGACTTCGGGTGCCGTAACCAGAGGGAACCTTAAGTACAACACCGCAGTTCACTACGGAGGGTAGTATGAAGCGAATAAGTTGGAAATATTTAGCTGGATTGATTGACGGAGAAGGTTGCATAGACGTACAAGTAACAAAAGGAGTATATGTACGTCCCCGCCTTCGTATTCAAATGACAGTCGCTGCAAATGAGCTTAAAGAAATACTTTTAGCTAATTTCAAAGGGACTGTTCATTACGATGGGAGAAAAGCCAAAAACCCTGCTTGGCAGGATTCATGGACAATCTCCTGGGATGGATATACAAGATCTTGTGCCATTCTTAGAAATGTCGTCAATCATCTTATAGTAAAAAAAGAGCAAGCACGTTTCTGTCTTTGGATGGAAAGAAACGTCAAAGGAAAGCAAGTCAGTACAGAAGTACGGGACGCTATCCGGGAAGAGCTCAAGCTAATGAAAAAGGACCCGCACAGACTAAGTGAACAGGCGCAAAAGAGAATAACTGCTCTTTTGTGATGCGATAGTCGAGCCAGTTGAAAAACTGGTAGGAATGGTGGTCCGATGAGATCGTGGCTAGTCGTGAAAAGAAACTGGTGATGGCTAATCTGGTCAACAAAATCACCCACGGCAAAAACAAAGGTGACACCATCCACATTCCGGCTCCGGTACGTGGTGATGCCTCTGCCAAGGTAGCAGAAACCGCAGTTAGCTTCATTGCCAACACTGAAGGTGAAGTAACTGTCACCATCGACAAGCACTATGTGTATGGTCGTGTGATTGAAGACTTCACTGACGCTCTGGCACTGACTTCGCTGGCCAAGTTCTACACTCAGGACGCTGGCTACGCTCTGGCTCGTCAGGTTGACAATGACATTTTTGCCCAGCTTGAAAGCCTGCAAGGTGGTGCTGCTGCCGGTACTGGCGCCTGGGGTAGTGCAGTAATTGGTGGTGACGGCTCTACCACCTGGGATGCTACTGCCAATACCAACACTGGTAACGGTAGTGCAATCACTGATGCCGGTCTGCGTCGTATGATCCAGACCCTTGATGATGCTGATGTGCCGGATACTGACCGTGCTCTGGTCATTCCCCCGGTAGAGCGCAATAACATCATGGGTATCTCTCGGTTCACCGAGCAGGCCTTTGTTGGTGAGGTTGGTGGTCAGAATACCATCCGTAATGGTCGGATTGGTAATCTGTACGGTGTGGAAGTGTACGTAACTTCCAATTGCCCCACCATCACCGCTGCCGACTCCAGCACTCAGTATCGTATTGGTGCTCTCGTACATCGTGATGCCATTGTGTACGCTGAGGCTATGGGTGTCCGTGTTCAGACGCAGAACAACGTAGAGTATCTCGGCACTCTGCTGGTAGCTGATACCATTTATGGTGTTGGTGAACTGCGCGACGATCACGGTCTGGCTATCGTCGTACCCGCCTAATCCAGGTTAGGCACTAACCAGTGGTAACCCTGCCCCCACTTTGGGGGTGGGTGTTTACCCAACTAATCAAGGAGATTTATATGAAATTCATGCACCCGGAAACCAAAGAAATCTTTGAAGTACCTGATGCGCATGGACAAACCCTGTTGGAACAAGGGTTTTATAAACGAGTAGAGGACACCGTAGAAGTTCGCCGTAAACCGGGGCGTCCTCGTAAAAATGAACAAGTAAACGGTGGCTAATAATGACCTTTTTGGAACTTGTAAATAAAGTTCTTATACGTCTTCGTGAGAATACGGTTTCTTCCGTATCTCAAAATGATTATTCCACCATGATCGGTGAATTTGTCAATCAGGCTAAAAACTTGGTTGAAGACCGTTGGTTATGGCAAGCCCTCAAAAACAAGGAAACTATTGCTACTGCCAGCGGCACGTATGAATACACTCTTAGTGTAGCTGACCGTAAAATTCAACCGCTTCAAATGTTTCTACCAGACAAGAAACTAGAACTTGTGCAGTCCAATTTGCCGTACATCAGGCACGGCATTGAAATCGAACAATTACAATCTGTACCTACCAAATACGTAATCTCAGGGCAGGATTCCAGTGGTAATATCAATGTCTGGTTATATCCGATTCCTGATGATACGTACACGATTGATTTTTATTATTTTGCAGACCAACCGGAACTTACCAATGATACTGATCGGCTGATTGTTCCTGCCCTTCCAGTGATTCTTGCTGCTACTGCTTTAGCTTTGGAAGAGCGTGGTGAGGATACTGGTCAGTCACCCAACACTCTTTGGGCACAATATGAACGTTCTATTGGTGCTGCCATTATTCGAGATGTGGAAAGTACTGTAGATAATTACTCTTTTGATGCTGGACAACTTATCTGATGGCTGAACAAATTGTAAATATATCAATTCACAATCCAGGTAACAAAGGTATCAACAGTGAATCCGCTGTATTGATGGATCCTTCCTGGGCTGAGGAACTTGTGGATTGGGTTTACAATGGTTTTTCTGAGCTTCAAATCAGAGAAGGCTATAAACATATAGCTGACACTACTTTCTCTGATCCAATCAAATCTATTTATGAATATACCGATGATTCTGGTATAACAAGAATTATTTGTGGTGCTGGTACCAAGATTTATTCAGTGGACAGTCTTGGGAACACTACTGATGTAACTGGAACCGTCACAGCAACAGATGGTAACTGGCAGTTTGCAACTTTTAATGGGACTTGTGTTGGTTATCAATCTGGACACGCACCTATTGTATTGCCAGATAATTCAAGTACATTTGCCCCTGCAACTGGTACGCAATACAACGGCTCCATGTGTGTAGTAGCAGGTGGGCGCATATGGACTGTGTACAATAATACTCTGCATTACAGCGATCTTCTCATTAATGATTATGGTACTGGTTCCTCTGGTTCATTTGATTTGGATATTTATTGGCCCAAGGGCAATGACACTGCTGTAGCTCTTGCTGAGCACAATGGCTTGCTTATTGTCTTTGGTCGGGAAAGCATCATCATTTACCAAGGATACGATGATGTATCAACCATGACTCTGCAAGACACTATTGCCAGTATAGGCTGTATTGCTCGGGACAGTGTGCAGTCTACTGGTATGGATATTACTTTTTTGTCCAATCTTGGATTGATCAGTCTTGGTCGTCTTATTCAAGAGAAATCTCTCCCCGCCAAGGAATTATCCCGTAACATCCGCAAGGACATGATTCGGGTTATCAATGCAGAACCTAACAAGGACGCAATTAAAGCTACGTACTATGCTAGTTATGGCTTGTACGCTATCTCCTTCCCTCAGACACAAATTATGTACTTGTTGGATGTAACTAATCCTTTGTCTGACGGTACATATAAAGTTTTGTCATGGTCACTTTATCCAAGTGCCATGTTCTTTAGTCAGGATTCCAATAGTTTTTATCTGTCACAAGACACGGGGTACTTACAGAAAATCACCGGAACACAAGATGGAGTAAATTTTAGTGGTTCAGGCGGAACTGACATTAATCCACGGTACAAGTCAAACTGGACTGTATTATCTCCTGACCTGACTTCAACAATCAAGATTGTCAAGTCTTTGAAAACTACTACTATGGGGTCAGGCACCTATGTCACTCTTGGAGTAGCCTATGATTTTCTTGATGTTTTTCACGAAGTAGTCGCTACATCGACTGCTCTCTCAACTCCTTCTGTGTATGGGACTGCCACATATGCAAGCAGTACTTATAGTGGCTTGTTCTCACAACAGGAAAACAGAGCAAACATGAAATCATCTGGGCAAACAATTCAAATAAAACTGGAAGCCCAATCTGTAAGTAAAAACTATACTCTTAAACGAATTGACGTTAGACTCAAGGTAGGTAAACTAGTATGAGTAATTATTCAAATACTTTCAATGGTGCCAATAAAGACGCAACCAATGCCACAATTTTTGGTGCTGATTTTGATACTGAATTTGATAATATCGCTACAATGTCCACTACCAAGGCGGATAAGGTAGTTACTCCTGTTGCCAATAATATCCTTATTATGGATTCCTCTGGTAATTTATCCGATGGGAATATACAAGTTAGTGCATTGTGGCACAGTGGCAACGATGGTTCCGGTAGTGGACTAGATGCTGATTTATTGGACGGTTATCACGGGAGTATTTGGGTTCCTGTCGGAGTAATCCAAGCCTTTGCAGGCTCAACTTCTCCATCTGGATGGCTAGAATGTGATGGTTCAGCAATTAGTAGAACTACTTATGCAGATTTATTTGCTGTAATTGGAACTACTTTTGGTGCCGGTGACGGTTCCACTACATTTAATCTTCCTGATCTTCGTGGTGAATTCATCAGGGGCTGGGATAATGGAAGAGGAGTAGATGCTTCTAGGGCGTTTGGTAGTAGTCAATCAGATCAAAATAAGAGTCATACACACACTGCAACAATAGACAGTGCGGGTGCTCATACTCATACAATATCTGAAAACGATCTTAATTCTCAAGGGGGCTCTGGAAGGGCTATGTCTAATAGCTCCTCTCAAACAGGTACTCAAACTACCAGTAGCAATGGTACACATACGCATACCATTACTATAGACAATGATGGTGGGACTGAAGCTCGCCCTCGTAACATTGCTTTGATGTATATTATCAAATACTAAATAGAGGTGTAAATAATTATGGGACCGTTTGGTAGTTTTCTTGTTGGTGCTGCTGGCAGCTTACTTGGTGGGCTTCTTGGTGGTGGCGCTGAGTCTGGTCGCCAAAGCCAAACTCAGAACACATACACTCAAGCAAACCCCTTCAGCTATGATACTGGCTTATTTAGTGGTAGTTGGAAAAAAGGCAAGGGAGAAGTCTCTTTGTCTCCTGAGATGCAGCAATTACTTGACTACAATCTTATGAATAGCTTGGCTACCACTCCGAGTGTCATGCTGGAAGCCAACGCCATGAAGCAGGGCTTTGGTTCTAATCTGTTATCATATAATCCGACTGTCGCGGCTCAACAGCTTTACAGCAAGCTTGCTCCCGCTCGTGAACGAGATTTTATGAATCAGTATTTGGGCCTGGAAAACAGATTGTTTAGTCAAGGTCGCCTCGGCAGTTCTGGTAATTTGTCTGGTCAGGCCGACTTGGAAGCATTGTTCAGAGCACAGGAAGCTCAACGAGCACAGGATATGTTCAAGAGTTATGGCTTGGCACAAGACACTCAACGTAATTTGTTTGATCTTTATTCCTCTGCTGCGGGACTTCCCTCCGCTGTGTCTATGGCTAATCTTCAGCCTTTGTTTGCTATTCAAACAGCTTCCTTGCAGCCTATGGGCCTGTTTGGAGAACTAGCTGGTTCCCGTGGCACTCAAACCGGGACAACCACTTCTTATGGTCCTTCTGGACGTTATATGCTTGGTGCTGGCCTTATGAATGCCGGTGGCAGTATTATGGGCGGAGCATTGCCCAAACTCTTTGGTTAAACGGGGTAATAAATAATGGGACTTCTCTCAGCAAATGAATTGTTTAATCAATGGCTTTCTCAGAATAAACCGAATCCTAGCGTAGCCCTGCAAATTGATCCTATGATGGCCGCAGGTATTAATGCGGCTGAAAAACTTGGGCTTGGATTGGCTGGTTTATTTGGTGCTGATGTAGTGCCAGAAGAAATTAAACGCCGTCGTCTTACTGAGCAGGCCCTTAAAGGTATTAATATGACAGATGAAAAATCCTTGGCACAGGCTGTTCAGATTGCCTTGGCTAATCAGGACTATCAGATGGCTGATGACTTGTTCAAGAAATATCTTGATCTGCGAGGGGTGGCTGTGGACCAAATGCGAGCAACACGGCCTCGTAGCACTGCTCGTCCAAGGTTTACAAAAGATTATGTAATGAACTCTAATGGAGTAACTTTGACTCGTTTGTATTCTCCTGATACAGGTGAAGTAAGGTACATAACTCCTGAGAACAAGGTTCTTACTGGAGAACAGGCGAGTAAAATCTATGGAACGCTATCCCCTGTAAGTAAGAACCCTCCAGAAGGGACCAGCCCAACTATTATCGAAGATAACTTGAAAAATTATCTGGACTCCAATGCTGGTTATGGTCCTATTTCACAAGACGTAGCAAGTCTATTTGCTAAAGATATTAGTAATTTGCTGCGTAATGATACCGCAATCAGAACTGTTTACGGTCAACGAGGGTTATTCGATATTCTAACCTCTGTTATGGATGAAGTAGTAGGCGGCGGAATAACTTTGGGAGGCCTACTGCCTAAAGAATGGAAGCTTGACCAAGAAGAGATCAATCTTATTAATAAAAAATTCAATCAGAGAATTAATGAAATCAAGAAGGAGCTATACAAAAATGATGCACAAAAATCAAAACAGAAAAAAGCAAAAACGAAAAAGACAAAGAAAACAGAAAAAGTAAAATCACAGTTCTTTGAACAAGTAGATAATGAACCCGTCGGTGGAGTAACTACTCTCACTGTAGATGACCTTATGAGGTTTGCACAATAAATGCGTGTTCGTTCAAAACGTACTGGCCTCGTTTACGAGGTTCCTGACAATGTCACTCCTGAAGTCCTTGACAAAGGATTGAAGGGTTATGAAGACCTGTTGATCAAAAAACAGGAACAGGAAGTACAACGGATTGCTAAAGAAGGTATTACTCCACAAGAAGCTGCTGCTCCTATTAAACAAGAATTACAAAATCTGAAAGAAGGAGATTATCTAGGTGCATTAAGTCTTTTTAGCAAAGCTGGAGTAGAAGGGGCTACCAGCTTCCTTAAAAATTTGGCAATCAAAGCTCTGCCAGAGAGTATCGCGGATGAAGCTGTAGCTTTTGGTAAGGGCCTGAAAGCAGGGGCGACTAGTCTAGAACGCGGTATAGCTGACTTGTTTGGCCTGGATGTTCCAAAGGAACTGGATAAAATTACCAGCGAAAATCAACTTTTGCAGGCGGGAGATGAGTACAGTGGTAGCACTTTTACAGGTGAACTAACTGGCTTATTCCTCGATCCAACAGGTTTGGCTATTGGTAAACTGGCTGTTCCTGGTAAACTGGTAGAAAATCCAGTCCTTAGAACCGCACTCAGCACTGGTGTACAGGGCGGAGCATGGGGTGCCCTCGGTTATACTCCCTTTGATGACCGGGCTGAAAGAGCAGGAATGGGTGCCTTGGCAGGCTTGGCTGGAGGTGCAGCTATCGCCAAAGGCACACAGGCCTTAGAAAAACTGCCAGAAAAGCTAATGGAAAAGACAGTAAATAAGGCGCAAAAGGAACTAGTTGCCCGCATTGCTCTCGGAGAACAGCCCTCCGCTGCCATGAAAGCTGTACGTGCTGCGTACAAGATCGGCAAACGGCCTCTCAGGGTTCCCAGCCGTCAAGATATTGCTGCCAGCAAGGCAGATTGGAAGACTGCTGCGGCCCTTCTGAAGACTCCACAATATCGGGCACAACAGGAAGTATATGCCCGTGTAGCTTTTGGGGAAGCTCAGAAAGACGCCGTAGCTGCTGCTCGGGCTGCTACTGGTTACAAAGGGCCTCTTCGTATCCCTGTAAATCCTGAAGTAGCACAACGTAACTACGATAAAATGCTTGAAGCAGCAACTCCTGTCCTGCGGTCTTTTACTTTTGCTGATCCCAAAAGTGGCAAACTCTCTGACAAATTGTTTTGGAAGCTAAAAAGACAAATTTCCAAGATTGCTTATCCTTTTGAAGATGCTCTTGCAGACTTTAGTCCCAAGGTTTTCAATGCGTTTCGTCGTTCCAACAACAAAGCTAAACTTCTTGAAGCTAACTTGTTTCAACAACATGCCCCACTGGATGATTGGCTGCAAAAGGCTTTTCCAAAGTTGAACAAATCTTTGCAAAAAGAAGTACAAGATGCCTTTATTGACAATACTGTACCTGAGTTACTGGCAAAATACTCTGGTACAAACAAACTCAAAGGTTTGGAAAAAGCGTGGCAACAAAGTTCAAGAGCTTTTGCTACGGAAGCTCAAATCATGAAGGGACTTGGGACCAATCTGGAAGTAAATTCAAATTATTTCCCCCGCGCAGTAAAAGACTTTGAAGGGTTTACAAAAGCCTTGGAAGACATGCTGGCAAAACGCGGTGTACCCAAGGAAAGACTTGCTCAAGCTTTGGCAAAGTGGGAAGACAAGTATCAACGAGCGCCAGGTCCAGATGAGCTGGAGGCTATTGCATGGTCCTTGGTGCAAGGTAAAGAATTTACACCTACTCGTACCTTCCTGCAAGGCAGAAAATTTGACAAAGTCCCTGAAGAACTGAAGCCTTTTTATGCCGGGCCTCGGGAAACCTTACACACACATCTAAAGCAGGTCAGTGATGAATACGCAGATAGAATGTTTCTCAACCTTCTTGGCGGTAAAGTAAAAGGCAGTACAAAACTCGAATTGAACAAAGAGATCCTTGCCAAGATCCTGTCCCGCAGTATTCCTGAGTCCTCGGTAAACAAAGCCAAGGAGGCCGCTGAGCGGTATATGAAGTATATTGCAAACAGGGACGCTGGTATGGATCGAGGCTTGCAGATAATCAAAAACGGTATTTATGGACTTACTATTGCCAACCCTCGGGCAACAATGACACAGCTAATGGACGCTGGCCTTGGCATCTACAAACACAGCTTACGGGACATGACCAAAGCTGCTGCTCGTGGTATCTTGAGCAAGATTTTCAAGAACAAGTCTGTAGTTGATCTGGACCGAGACTTTGGTTTGCACCAAATTGGTGAAGAATTTGTTACTAGGCAAGGACTTGACCGCAGGCTTTTGGAAACTGGTCTAAACATGGCTGGATTTACAAAACTTGACCGGGCCATGAAAGTAGCCAATTCAGAAGCAGCTATGACTAAGGTCAAACGTCTGTTGGAAAAAGATCCCGTAGCTTTCTATAAAAAATGGGAACCGTACTTTGGCAAAGACATTCGTATTGCCGTACAGGCGGTAAAAAACTGGAAGCCCGGAACTGAGCCACACCCCTTTTTGAAAGAAATTGCTCTCAATGAACTACTGGATATTCAGCCATTGACTATGGCTCAGATGCCCCTTACTTATATTGCCAACCCGAATAGCCGTATTCTGTACACTCTGCAGACCTTCCTGTTGCGTCAAACTGGCTTCCTGCGTCGAGACATTTATAAGGAATTTCAAGCAGGCAATATTAAGGCAGGTATGAAGAAAACATTTTCGTATCTTGCTGCTATGCTTGCAGTAGGTGTTCCTGTGTCCATAGCAAAGGACGCTTTGGTAGGGAAAATCAATGATAAAAAATTCTCGGAACATGTAGCCAATGCTTTTCTCAATAGCGTGGGCCTCGCAAAATCAATCCTGTCTGGAGAACAACCTACAGATTGGGTGGCTGATCCAAGAGAAATTATTACTTCGTACTACAAAGATATTAAAGATAGTCCTGATTATGTCAAACCTATTGCGTGGATACCGTTCTTTCGTCCGTGGATACATGAAATGGCTAAAGAAAATCGAGAATGGAATAAAAAACATAATTGAGAGTACAAAAGATGAGTTCTGAAATTACTAAAGGCTGGCATCTTCGTAAGGATGTGACAATAGGTAATATTATTGTCACTATTGGTCTTATCATTACTTCTGTCACAGCTATTGTAGCTTTTGACAGACGTATAACTATCCTGGAACAACGGCAACAATACTTGTCAGAAATTATGTCCATGCAAAATAATACTATTCAAAGGCGCATGGATCGTATCGATAACAAGCTGGACAAGATAGAAGAACTACTTAGGGAAAAATATGAAAGCAATCGTTAATATCTTACTGTTGTTGTTAATTCCGATTCTCGGTTATACTAAAACAGAAAGGGATTATGTCAAAGACGATTGTGTTGGCACAATAGAATACGTTTTACCAGACAGAACAAGAGTAGATTGCCTGACAGATTATGTTGCTTGGGAATATGATTATGCTCACAAATGGTATGAAGCTGTCGGACAGGCATTATATTATGCCATGTGGACCGGGAGAATAGGAGGAGTAGCATTAATTGCTGACTACAAGGATATACGATTTATTCAACGAGCAAAATTAACTATTGAACATTACAACTTGCCAATTAAACTTAAGGTGGTAAACAAATAATGTTACAGATTATCCCTGCATTACTCGGCGGCTTAACCCGACTTGCCGATAAACTTATTGTTGACAAGGACAAAAAAGCAGAATTTGCTTTCAAGAGTCAGGAAATGACACACGAATTGTCCCTTAAACTCTTGGATATGAAGACTTACCCGTGGATTGACGGGCTTGTTAAACTTGCTTATGCCAGTGGAGCAATCGTAAAAGGGTTATTTCGCCCCATTGTATCTGCGGGGCTTATTGGTTATGCCCTTTATGACCCCACTGTAATAGATAAATTACACAATATGGGAACCGTAGGGGACGCGATTCTTACCGCAATCTTCGGTAGTTTCCCCGGCTGGATGGTTAGTCGCCACGTTGAGAAAAAACAGAAACAACAAAAGACAAATGATAACTTTGAGGATTAGGGCGATTAACTGGCCTGACCTGAAATTTCCTCCAATTAATCTATGGTCCCTCCCTGTTACTCAATCTAATTCACCAAGTTCCTCTAGCTCCTCCAATGCAATGAGGATTTCCAGCGGGTCAGCAGAAAAATCAGGTAACTCCACTGGCCTGCCCGTAACTGGTGATGTTCTATAATTACCAGTATCAATAAGGGTAGGTAAATTAAGGGCCTGAGAATTCTGCGCCCGCTGGCTTTTTCTTTCCTGTCGTTTGTTTAGATATTTACCATAGATATACCGCCTAACTGTCCTGGCTGAACAGCCAAGTACTTCAGCTATTTCTTTAGGCTTCTTGCCCTGTTTCCAAAGCTCCTTTAGACGGGTTATTTCAACAGCCGTCAGATGTTTGAACTTCCGCCTCTGTTTCTGCTTTGCCATTCCCCTCCCCACTATAATTATCTTTGATAAACACTCCATTCACTGTTTTACCAGTACGATCCTTGATCTTATTATATGCTGCTTCTAAAGCCGCTACCAAATCAATTTCCAACATTTCTGAAAAAATAATCAATGTAACAAGAACGTCCCCAAGTTCCAATGCCAGATTTTGTAAAAAAGTCTCTGGTTCTGGCATAGAAAGATCATATTGTGCCTCATTAAATTTCAAAAACTCCTGATACATTTCTGCCAGTTCTTCCATAGTTTTACCAAATTGAGCAGCAGGATTAGGAGAATCAAACAAATGTTTTTCATCCGCCCAATCAATAATATTGCTTGCTAATCTTTCAAACGTCTGTGTCTTCTTGAGTTTCACCACTTTCATTCTCCTCTGTATAACGCTTTAACCCCGTATAATACGACCGGGTTTCTCCTCCCATTCCAAAATAAGGGCTTCTAGGGTTTCGTAATTCTTCATGGTACCTCCAATTAACTTCAAGTGAATCAGGATCAATAAGTACGGGTGGTTTAAGATGAAATTGCCACACTTCCACTTCCCATCTTGGGAGATACATATTCCGTATTGATTTCTCTACGTCCGAAAGCTGACTAAAGAACCGGGGCCTCTTGCCCCAATTCTGAGTAGTAGTTAACCATAGTCCTGTAGTAGCAGAACGGATAGCGTACACACAAGTAGGTCTGATTGGCCTAAATCGTTCATACTTCATCCGTTTAATGTCCGGCAAATACTTCCGGTCTAAGGACCGTCTATATTTTTTAAGTTCTTTCGTTACTCTCATAAATTAAAGCTCACAATGGCCAGCAGGACACAAATTATTTTTCATGTATAAATACAACTTTTCTATTTCAGAAAATGTTAAGTTCTTTTTAAGTGCGTTTACTTTCTTAGAAATAACTTGTACATTACCTTTAATATACCCTTTAGTTGGGTCTATTCTATCCAAAGACGGAGCGTGTTCTGTCTTAGGTTTTAACTCTACTCCTAATACAGGACATTTATTAGGAATTATAATATCAGACACTTCTATGTTAAAATCTAGCCCCTTCCTTTTCGCCCTTCTTTTAGCAGCATGATACAGCTTAACTTCCAACGGAATATTTTTATGTTGTTCTATCGAAATATCACGTCTACATTCTTTACATACGGTGTTTACTCCATATAAACAATCTTTATGTTTATGAAATTGATCAAATGGTTTAATTTTTTCACATTTAGTACAAGCCCGCGTCCCTGCGGGCCAATCTTTTCCGTGACCTTTCCATCTAGCTTTTATCATGGCTTCTGTAGCCTTACTCACAACTCACACCCCCCAGCAGCCGTGCAGGCCAATTCTTTAGTATTCACTGTACTATCATCAGTTTCAATAAACTTTGACCAATCAATTTTGGGGAAGTTCCCAACAGCTTCCTCATATTCTTCCTCGGTAATCTCCTGATAAGGAGCCTGCGGGTACACACCACCATCATACGGCAAGAAAGAAAGACCACCAATACTATCAAAATTTTCCCAAACCCATTGGCCTACTTCCATCCATTCATTTTCACGGACGTACACAGTAATGGAAGGATTATGTTCAGTCCAGTACTCCCTGTACTGTTTCCAAAGCTCAAGCTGATCAATAGCAGTCAAATCATCCCGAAATTTGGCGTTATCCGGGGACTTGATAGGAAAATAAAATACAGTCACATTTTCCTCAGCACCAATAGCAGGTTCATTGGGCACTCCCTGTTCCTTAAGAAACACAGTAAGAGGGTCTTTGTTATCAGCCCTGACACTACGAATATAATACTGACTAAACCTAGGATGAATACCACTGGCACTATTTACAAGCTGCGACACAGTACCACTGGGCTTGACAGTGGTAATCATCTTGGACTCCTCCAAACCCAAATGCTGAGAAATACGTTTATTTGTTTCCCGAGCATGCAACCGCAAACGACCAAGCATCTGCGCTGTTTCTTCGCATACAGTACCAGTTAACGGGTTGTCAAGAATGCCTGTAAGAGACACACCAAGAAGCCTCTCTTCCTCGGAATTGGTCTTCCATTTTTTAGACAAATATCTGAAGTCAGTAAATCCGGCCTGAAGTGTGCCAAGAATAGTGGCGACTTCCACCTTTTGCATCAAAGTCTTTTGAGTGTCCCCTGGACGAATTACAACTTCAGTGAGATTGCAGAACTGTCCACTGCGAAGAATAATTTCACCACAAGGATTTGTACCAAATTCCCGAACTTCACGACCATATTTCTCTGCCTGATTTTGCGCAGCTTGTCGGTTGAAGATTCCTCGTTCACCAGACTTGGATTCATATAGGGCCACCCATTCACGCATAAATGTGCCCATATCAGGTTTGCCGTCGTACACAGCACTATTATTGGCAAGGGCACGATGCGGATTGTGCTCCCAAAACATCCCGTCCTTGGCATGTCTCATCTGGTCATCACCAAGATCAGACAAGGAAATAAGAGCACTCCGACGTACACCTCCAACCACTACAATATCCGCCACTTTACACATCAGATCATGGCATTCCAGGCTGGTTAGCTTGCGTCCAGCGGCCTGTTTGAACAGGTTTACAGCAAACTGGAACAAATCATCCAAGGGCTGCGGGCCACTTGCCCTGCCTCCGAATGTCTTGAGACGAGCACCTGCGGGCCTTACACGACTAAGATCCCACTTCGGAATCTGTCCATTAACAAGCATTGAGATAAGTTCTCTAAAAGACTTGGCCCACCCAATCTTGCTGTCTGGCACGACAATAGTCGTCTCACTCTCATGAAATTCGTCTGCGACTACTGGCAAATTACGCACCCATTGCTGTTCTACACTGAAACCAACTCCAGTGCCACACATCAGAATATACATGGCCTCATCAAAAGCCCGTAGATCATCTACAGCACGAAAGGCACAGTTATAAATCGCTACATTATCTTTCTCAGCGGCTTTGCCAGCAGTCATCATGGCCCGCATACTAGGCATAACATCCATGTTGACAATCACGGGCTTGGCTTCTTTCTCAAGCCACCCTTCCATAGTCGGGTAATGTTCCTTCATGAAATCAATGTATCGTTGTACAGTCTCTTCCCATTCTTCCCTGCGATTCTCAGCCCCAATCCAACGAGCATATCGACTCTTGTGAATATACCGCGAATAATCGTCCATCTATTATACCTCCCCTATTTTATTATTCTTTAATCCAACCAAGTTTAATCGCCACTTGTCGTACCTTATCAGCGTCCCTGATAGCGTATTCCCAAGCCGGGACTGACACACCACCAGACCAATAGACTTCCTTATTTGGGTTAATCCCGTCCACTTCGCACAAAGCTACTGCAATCTGTCGATTCAAGTCTTGTACAGGACTTTCACTGTTTACTTCTTTAACGATCTTGTCCACTTTGCTCATCTTTTTGCAACTCCTTCTCAAAGAAATCATTAAGATATTTAACTACATTTTTTGGTAATTTAGATAATTCTTTATCTTGTTTAATATATTCTATACCATCTTCAACTACTTTTGAAGCTACATATAAATTCATTACTTTTTCAGATGGAATAATAACAGAAAGTAATAAAGAACAACTACTAACAATAAAACCTCTTTTTACCCATTTTAGTAAATTATTTTTCATTTCTTCTGTATATTCTTCTGAATATATAAACCCTAAAAATATACTAGCTGCTGTTCCAGTAATAATAAAAATTATTGTAGCAATAACAGAAATATCTCTAAATATTCCAGCTAACCACAGCAAAAGAATATAATCAGTCATTTTTATTTACCTCCACGATAACCTTGAGCATACGCAGCCCTGCCTTGCCGCTCTGCTTTTTTCTTTGCCCGAGCTCTGGCCGCGCTGTCACCACATTCATAATAATATTTCTTACCGTGCTTGCCCCATTGAGCAAAGCACCCTTGACTGTCTTTACCAGTATGAACAGGCATTACTTTATTCCTCCAGTTTTTCTGTATCCTGATAAATGGCTTTCATAAGAATGTCCTTGGTTACGTCCATAAGGACATAAAAATCAGAAAGTCCTTTTACGTCGTCTGTCTGAGGGGCAAGGAGAGCAATGCCACCGGATTCCCGATCCACCCCGACAAAGAAATGGATCTTTTCAAGATCAAATGAATCAAGAGACTTGATCAGAAAATCCTTGCGCTCAAGTTTGCTCTCGATTTTATCAAGTTTTTCACGAGTCATCGTGTCAACAATATCAGTCATAGTTCTTGTACTCCTCTTGTTCAACTTCCTGCCTGAATTGAATCCATGGCATCCTGAAATTGCCAGAATACCAATCACCCCACTTGGTTACATGAGTTACACCTTGAGTGGCCAAGGTTCCACCCCAAATCTTTCGGGCCTGATGTTCAAATGGGGACATATGCCTGTTTTTCAACAGTCTCTTGCTAAGTTTGGAATCTTTTTCATAAGAAAGTTCCCCCGGATTACCATAAGATACACGAGCACACCGGGCCGCTGAAATCATACACAAATCCTTGTACTGTGGCGTTTTGGTGTAGTCTTCAGTAGTAATATAAGGTAAATGCCATGTCTCATTTATACCAATAATTACATCAGCAGTATCAATCATAACTTCGTCCATTAAAAAAGCAAGTTCTTGAATTTCAGGTTGAGCATTTTCAGAAAGGCGAAGATCAAAAAAGTTATTCCAATCCGTAGCAGTAATTAATACACGAATATGTTGATAGGGCCACAATACTCGATTGGTCCACTGCTTATGCAAACCGTATTTTTCAAGGTCTCTATGGGCAACACGACTATATATTACTCCAGTATTCCAACTATGTTTAACTAATCGAACATCTTCTTTGGAAAGAAACTCTGTTCCAACCATCCCTTTTTGTTCTTTCAAATATGAAACAGGAAAATAAGGGAAAAATTCTACTTCTTCTCGAAGTTTACTCATAGACATGGCCCGATTGCTTTGTGCATTACGACTAAACATCCGGTGCGTCATAACTTCAGGATGAATAATCATCGGATAATAACATTCAAAAGTAACCAAAGAATCATGCCGTTGAATAATCCGAACGGCTGATTGATCACCAACATACCAAGGAGTAGGCTCACTGCAAATCATAACTATTTTCCTCATCAATAATAAGAGTCACAGGGACTACTTCAAAAGCAGTCTTTTCTGTGTCGTCCCAAAGTTCAGATATTACCACATGCCCCTTTTTCAAATACTCCCAAAACAGATTTACTTCATTGGCAGTAAATAGCGCTGGTAATTCCTCGGAATATTCAAAGGGAATCAGGTCATATTCCAAACCTTTACCAGTAATATCACTAAGATACCAACCAGTAAGTTTATCCTTAATAATAAATCTTTTCAGTTTTTTCATAACCATTTCTCAAGCAAATAATTTATAGACACGAACATAGGATCGTATTGCCCATCATGCACTTCATGCTTGACAACCACTCCTCGCCAATGTGGATTACCTTGTGGTCCCATATAATCCATATCATGCATGTAAAAAGCCCCCGCAACCAAACCCTGTCTTACTGTACCATCAGACAAATGTTGAACACCGTACTGCAAAGTTTGCTGGTGTCCCATTGTAAATGACCATCCAAGTTTGTTCAACTTGTTGTCAATAGTTCCCCCAAGAATACCCCGTTTCAGGGACTGCGGGTTCCTGAAATAATGACTGTATCTAATACCATCAATATTTATAATATGCTCAAACGGCACAAGTTCCCAACCAAAATCAGTATAACCAACAGGATCACTATGGTCAAGAATACCTTCAAGTAATGGATGATCTTCTACGTACCGTGTAACACGATGCTCATGGTTCCCCATCAACATAACAAGACGAGGACTATATTGCTTCTTCTTGTTCCTGTAACGTCTCTCGTTATATTTCATCATAGGCTCCATAAGCACTTCCATTGCATGATGTGCCGCATGAAGATCATTGATTAGCCGTTTACCTTCTACTTCAATAGGTTTGTTAAATTTGCTAAGAGATGGGAAATCTGCGAAATCTCCCGCACAAATAATCACATCAGGCCGTTGGTCCAAAATATAATTACCAAGTGCTCTAAGATGATCCAATGGAATATCTGGTTCAGCTTGTACATCAGGAATAAACAAATGTTTATTATTTATTAGCATAATCTTTCAAAGCCTCTATTTCAGTCAATGCAAACCATTTAAAACCTTCCTTGTTACACCATTCCGCCATTGTCATTTTTGCTCCCTTACGAACTTTCTTGCCAGGATTGGACAAGAGAAATACAAGCTCCTTTTCCTCTGGCAACCATTGCTTTACTGCCTTATACTTCTTTGTGTCCCCAGGCCTGAAGAATCCTTTGACTTCTACCAGAATATCCCCATGTACAAAATCAGGAGTATACCAACTCTCAATCTGGTAGAAGTATTGTTCAGGTTCATATTCCCACTCTTCCCCAAGAAGATACGCAACCCTGTTTTCCAGTTCTGATTTATACACGCAGCTTTTTTACCTCTTCGGCAATAATTGAAAAACCTTCTGGCTGATAGAGATATCCTCGTAATTCTTCTACTGAAATATAATTACCAGGATCAACTTTACGTTCAGAATCAATTTCATTGTGACCTACAATATACGCTTCTGGATAAATTCTATGTAATTCGCCTACAAGAATATCCAGTTGTCCAAATTGTTCTGGATTAATTCTACCACTACGAGTAGCATCCACAAACTTGGCATAAGTCATAAAACCTGGAATCATAACTTCAATTCCCACGGAACAATGATTGAATCCCTTGGCATGAGCACCAATACGATCATGACTTAGCATACGCTCAATAACACCAGACGGAGTAATCATATAATGAGGCATCAAACGAGTATCAACCAGAAAGTCCTCAGCACGAGAAACATTGCCCTCATAATCTTCCAAAAATTCAGCAATAGTATGAATTACGATAAGTTTGGTTTCTTCTCTGGTACCAAACTCATTATCCATATACTGCTTCAAGCTGTGATCAATCACAAATCTACCGTTTTTCATTTTCTGTTACCTCTGTCATCTTTGGTTCACGAATAATCTTGGTAAAAAAGACAGGCCCACGACTACCAATAAATGTTCGAAGACCCGGCCAGCAATGATGTTTATATTCACAATAAGAGCAATTTACTCCCAAAACCATGTTGCCAGATTTACCATAAGGTTCATCAAAAAATCCGCGTTCTGGAGGTTCTTGCATGGTTTCCACAAATCGAAGATTCTCAATCCGTTGTTCTACATCGGGAAGTTCATCATCAAAAACTTCCATAAAATGAATGTGCCCAAGAACCTTATGAACTACCAACAACCCTTGTCTCTCTACACCAGTAGCTTTCTTGTACAAAGCCAGTTGATGTAAATAACCAAAAGGGTCATCCTTCAACAAGCCTCGTTTTACAAACTTGTTTTCAAAAGCATAAGGTGACGCAGACTTTACATCGATCAAAACACCATCAATAATGGCATCTATATGTCCACGTATCCCCGCAACCTCTACTGTATCCTGTTCTCGTTCTACTGTATGCCCCGCGATCTTGGCAAGCTCCAGGACTGCTGCTTCAATTACATCGCCAGTTAGGAACTTCATAAACACATGTGGTTCAAGGGGTTCCGGTTCAATGTCGGGTTGCAAGTTGTACCATAACTTCCTGTCACATGGAACACCAATATTACTGGCTCGCAGTGTGCCGTTCTTCTTGTTCCTATTCTCAGCCGCACGATGAAGTGTATCCAATACTATTGTCAAATATTCGTCTGCCTTACCACTGGCAAGTAAAATATAAATATCATCTACAAGAGTGTCTATTGTTTTATTACTCATGCCCGATTATTCCATTCCTTAATAGCTATTTCTTTTGTTGCTTCCCAACCAATCGAGGCACCACAACCACGACCAAAAGTAGCGTCACAACATACTGTGTAACCGTCTTCTCCAAAATCAATCCTTTCGAGTTCACGATCAGAAAACCCCAAATATTCTGATCCATATCTAGAGACATGTACCACACCTTCTTCCTAAGTAGCGCCACAAAACGGACAAGGCTTCAGTTTAACAGTCATTTTGTAATCTCCTTTGGTTCACAATAAACGTACTTCTCTTTCGGATTCTTGACAGTAGGAATATTCCATTGATAACAAGTCAGATTGTCGTATTCCACTGTCACATTGGGCGGAATACCCCACCGTGGTTCTTTATCAAACTTGGCTTTGTAATATCCATCAGCAACATTGATGATTGCAAATGTTACCAGGAAAGCTACTACAGATACCAAACCAAGTTCACCAAACAAACGTCCCATTATGGAGCCCTCCAGAATTTACGCTCAGGTTCAAACCAACGCTTAGGAAGAAACATCTTATTGATCTTCTTAACAAATCGTCTGTTGTAGGGCCTGCCAAAAGACCGCTTGGCGTTAAAAAATGACCATTTTGCAATATCATAAAACTTCATAAAATCACCTGTATAAAAATAGTTACTTCCCTGTAACTACAATCAATCGCCAAGTCCTGCGACACTTAAAACGGTTCATCCGCTTCAGGCGGCTCCTGATTTGTTTCTTGTTGTTCAACCCGTCCTCCGGTGTACACCCATGCCTCGAAAATAGCAGCCAGGTCAGTAATTAAACTGGCAGCATCACGAAGTTGGCTGTCCTTGGCAGTCTTCCCGATAGTCGGGACAACAATAGCCGTAGCATGAGCAAGGGCATTTTGCCTGATAATATGCCGTTGTGTCTCGGCATCACGGGAAATACCCTTGGTTCCACGTGAAACACCCCCTGAGACTGCCTGAGAGCCATTCTGAGCCACTTTCAGATTGGAGATATACCCACCCTCAGCTACCTCAAAAGTCACCTCAGAACCCTTCTCAGCGGCTACAGGATACTTGCTGTTGTACCACTTGTCATTCACCAGAATGCCATAGGTGCCCCGCTTGGTCTTGCCCTTGGTCTTTGCTTCGATTACACCAGTTACAGTATTACTCATTATTTAGCCTCCTTGAAATGTTTAGTAATAATCTTTTTCAGTTGTTGACCCATTGTTTTTGTAATGTCATACACAATCCCTTGATCAATAAGGGCTTCGTAAATTTCATCACGTACAAAATCTTCTTGAAGAACGCTAATCATTTCTTGTTTAATAGCGTTTACAAGTTTTTTCTTAAAACTTTCATCTTCAAGAAGTTCCTTTTTTGCTACATTAGCTACTTCTTTTACCAGTTCAGACAAAACTGCACTTTCAATATTACTCATATTACTTTCCTCATAGTTGACATTGTTTCACCTACTTCCACTTCGACAAGTGGGTTCATAAAAAGTTCAATACCATAATAGGTATACAAATATTGTGGAACACCTTGTTCCATGATTTCCCTTACTATCTGTGCTGCTTCTTCGATAAAGTCCTCCTGTACATAACCAACAATGGAATCATGAACTGTATTAGCCAATACCAAATACCACAATAAATCATTTTCCATAATGTAATCGTTCAGATTACTAAATGCAATCGGTACAAGATCACCAGTAGCGAATCCTTGTACTGGATAATTCTTAATGTTCGGGGGATTAAATGAAGTCATAATCCCTTTTCGTCTTAACCAATCAGGACTGTCATTTTCATAGAATACATATCGTCTGCCAGTGGGGCTGCCAAGCCATGATACCTTACATGGATAACCTTTCTCTGTCCTGCGCTTGCTTGGTTTTGCCTGTTCCTTTACAGTTTCAATCCACAACTGCTGTAATCGTTTTACTTCCGGGTAACGGCCATAATAGGATTTAATAAAGTCCTCGGTCACATATTTAGGCAAACCAAGTTTACGAGACATACTGGCAGCACTGGCACCGTACTGCAACTGAAAGGACATTTGCTTGTTTTCCTTTCTTAACTTGTGCCATTTCTCGTACTCAGGATGATTCTCGTCCTCAAGTATGGCTTTCACTTTGTCATAATCTTCTTTTAGACGTTCACAAAGCAATGCAGTGTGAATATCCACTCCACTTTGAATATCATAACGCAACTGTCCTGGACCAGCCAGTTGTGCAAGGATCATGATTTCAAGCTGACTGTAATCAGCCGTAATGATATGTGTATAATCAGGATGCGGCACGATGCAGTCTTTAATCCCTGTAATACTAGACATTAATCTACTTCCTTATTGGAAATATTTTGAACATTGGGATTACTACTTGACAATCTGCCAGTAGCAGTAATAGTGTGATTAAAGCGAGGATGTATTACACCAAACTCACTTTGAACATTCAGAGCATGTTCCAAATATGATTTGTACATAGTTAATTCCTTGTTCACATGCCTGTACTCACGAAGCACATCAATCAATTCATGTTTACCTGCAAGTGCTGCTAGTGTATCATCATTACTATTCTTTTCTCCTTGCCACTCTGGCACAAGAGGGTTTTCTACAACAACGGGTACTTGTACTTTTTTGGTTTTTACTTGCCCCTTACGAGCACCTGTCTTGTAACGTACAGGTTCGCCAGTTTCTTCATTAATAATTGGCGCATCTGTTTTATAATATCCAGCTTCACCACCAAACAAAAATGCTGTTACCTGTTTTGGACTATCCAAGTTGGGCTCAAACCGTACAACACCATCCGGGTTGAACCTGCTGGACATTTCAAACAACAATCTACCTTTAAGTTTATCCACCTTTTGTTCTGTTTCAGAAATCAAAGTATTAAGTTTTTCAAGATCAAACCAAATCCCCATGAAAGACATGATTGTTGTAGCAATCAGGGAACGATTCCTGTCAAGAATAAGCTGGTACATCCCTAACTGTTTTGCTTTTTCAATTTGTAACAAAGCGATACGTCCTGTAATATCCACGTCCTGTTTCAAATACTCAGAAAGAATGTCATGCGGAATATCAGTCGTGTCATACCCTGCTTCCCACCATTCCTTTACCTTATCCGACTTACCGGGAATTCCGTATCGTTGCGCCAGTTTATCCAAACTGATCATCTTTACCTGTTGTCCAGCTAGCATATATTCCGCCAACTGAGTATCCCAAATTTTAATGTCTTTGATGTACTTGATTCCGTTATCTCTGATTGCGTACGTCAAATCAAAAGCAAGATTATGACCAGCAATCATTGCCTCAACAGGGAATCTATCCTCGGGCCATTCATCCCATTCTTCGTACTCGGCAGTGATGGAATTCATAAAAGCACCGAGGACAAGTTTATTGTCCATATGGTAGGGATTGGCAGGGAAACCATCAGCAAGAACAAACTGTGAAAACTTTGGTTGATTTCTTACTGTGGTTTCAATGTCAAAGGCAATCAGTTTCACTCTGCAATCCACTTACCAAAAATACCACCGCTAAACCATCCAGCAGACACAGCAAACAACAAAGAACTAATTTGTTGTGCAGTTTCATTACCAGCAAGGCCAAGAATAATAGCAACTACAGTATTAAAAGCAAAAATTCTATCCGCAATAATCATTTTAATTACCTCTCAGTCATTTCATTTACACAAACCCTGAACGGGTCAAGTTCAACATAACAACGCATAACTGGATCACACCCCGGCATCACCTCCTTTGTTTTCACAATATTCAATCCACGATAAAAACTGTCATCCTCATAATCCTTTCCCATCATAATAATAAAATCTGCCTCTGCCTGTGGCCCTGTCTTGCCCATATACAACATATGTTGTTCAGGAAATGGTTTGCCTGCTGCCTCAGCATCCGCAAGATGCGCCGCGATTACTGGTACATTTTTCACATTGGCAAGTTCCCGTGCCCAAGTGAACAATCCATGAATACGATATGCTTCATTCTCGTTCTGTCTCCAACCACGCAATTTATACAACTGATCAAAGAAAACAATGTCAGGTTTATATTCATCTACAAGAAGTTCAATTTCTCGTGGGTGAAGTTTACGAGCATTTACTAGTACGAATCTATCTGCATAAACTTCCATAAATTCTTCGATCAATTCATCATTCAACTCATCCTTGGTCACACCAAGGGTGGATAATGCAGCACGAAGATAAACCTTTTTATCTCGTTCTTCGTTATTAAAAAACAACACTGTTTTTTCCAGTCTCAAAGCATTTGCTGCTTCATTCAACAATACTGTTGTTTTACCTGTATCTGGCCTGGCACCAATAATAGTCATTGTGCCGGGCTGAATCGGTCCAATGTTTCTGTTCAAAAAATCAAGTGACCAATCAAGAACGCTGGCCTGCCCGTACATATCCTCAAACACTTCACCAAGTGTTGTATGTAGTACTGCCTGCTCTGCTGCCTTTAATAGCTCTGTCTTCTTGTCAAAATCTTCCATGATTGACAGGATACTATCAAAAGTTTCCTGCCCATTCAGAACCATATCAGCAGTGTACGCAAGTTTATCTGCTATTTCCCGTTCATGCAGCTTTGTTGCCAGTTCAGTAAATTCAGCATCGGCATCATCAATAGCCAGTGCTTCATTCACAAGCACCTTGATTGAATTAAATACATCGGCGGGCAATCCCTGTAACATCAGGGTTGCAACTACATCATTTACATTAATTGTGTCATGTTGTTCGCGCCATTCGTGCATGGCGTCAAGAAAAATTTGTGCAGGGCGAGTAAGAAGTTTCTTGTCGAGAAGATCATACCAAACACCAAACTTGTCAAAATTGTCAATAAAAAATCGAACAACACTAGCTTCTATCATTCACAAATCCTTTTTGGATCAATAATATTATCAATTTCTACAAGTAATTCTTTAATATCTTTAGCTGTATCTTTTTCATCTTTATTGGTCACCTACATTTATTATCTACACAAACCACAATATCCGTGCTCTTCTCCGTTCTCATATCGTGTTCGCCACATCATGCACTGATCGGCGATACAAGAATTCCAATCTTGCGGCGAGCTTGTTAAGCCATGGCGATTGCACGGGGCTTCCTCAGTAGATAAAACGTGACGCACAAACGGACACCATTTCTGTCTTGCTTCTTCAGGTTTCATAATGTTTCTCCTTCTGCGCAATCAAAACCGACCATCCAGTCGATATATGCCTCTGTTCCTTCGTCATACGGGCAATGCACACGTTCAGCACCTTCAAGAAAGGCTTTATAGCCTTCATCCCATAGTTGCTGGAAAGTTTTATCGTCACTCATCCACATTCACCTCACGCTTTGCTGTAATGACAATTTCCTTATTCTTTTGCATCTGTTCTTCATTTGCCAGTTCAGCTCCACAAACATCACAAATGTTGTAGTAGCAAGTTACAGACAATTCTCGACCTTTGTAGAGTATTGCATTGTCTTCTTCCTGCTCGTAAAGAGTGCCCTCTCCACAAACAGGACATTTCTCACTAACTTCACTCATCAGCTTTCTCCATCTTCTCTTTTCCGCAAGCTCGACACTTGTAGAATGACTCATACATGGTGTGACCAGTCTTCCCCCACATATGGTTATCCGCTGGGCACTGATTCCTGCCCCACTCCTTGATCTGCTCCTCAGTCATTTCTTCAGGACAGTACTCCAGCATGAGGCGGTCGATCTTTGCTTGTTGTGCATTCAACGAAGCAAGCAAGCCGTCTATAACTTTGTTCAAATTGTGAATTTGTTTGTCTCTCCACGCCAATTCCATAGCAATGTCGCCTTTGTAATGGAGATTTTCTGCGGTCATAGCCTCCATGTGGCGAGAAAACCAAGGTTGAAGTTCATAAGGATTACGCACTGCGTAGAGTTTTTCCTCAATTTCATGCGCCATTTTCTATCTCCGATTCAAGAGTAGTTGTAGGCTTCCGCACAAGATCAAATTCAGGCATAGGC